AGAGCTCTGGGTAGACAAGTACCAGCCGAAGACTCTTGATGACTATGTCTTAGATGAGAGCATCAAAGACTACTTTAAAGCAATGGTCAAGAAGGGCACTATCCAGAATTTCTCGCTTTCTCAAGTAGCTGGATCTGGAAAGACTACACTCGCGAAGATACTATGCAATGAACTGAATGCACAAGTTCTTTTTGTGCCGTGTGCGACAGATGGAACTGTAGACGTGCTCAGGACTAAGATACAAGACTTCTGCAATGCGCTGTCTTTTGAAGGGCAGCAGAAAGTCATAATACTTGACGAGTTAGATTCTGCAAGCCAGAGTGCTTCTAACAGTTTCCAGCAAGCTTTGAGGACTCTCATTGAAGCGGCACAGTCAGACACTAGGTTCATCGCGACATTCAACTATGCACAGAAAGTCATAACGCCGGTTCTGTCTCGATGCCCCATCATACCATTGAAGTTCAGCAAGAAAGACTTACTCGTGCATATAAAGAAAATACTTGACGCTGAGAAAGTCAAGTACACTAGAGACAGCTTGAGAGACTTTATTGACGAAGCGTTCCAGTACTATCCAGACTGCAGACGTATCATCAATTACTTGCAGTTGTGCTCGGGTTCGGGAGAGCTTGTTGTCAAGCTGAGCAAAGTCGCTAGCTCTGAGAAAGATGAAGTCATTAAGTCAATAGTCAAGGGCTTATTAGATGGTAAGAGTCTTCTTGACGTGCGTAGAGAATATTTAGCGCAGAAAGACAAAGTGACAGACTATGTAGAAGCTGGAAGCATGCTGTTCAACTATGCTATTGACAACAATGTCGTGTCTGACCCAGATGGCATATTGAAGATGACAGACATCTTGTTCTACTTGAACACTGTGATAGACAAAGAAGCATGCTTTTTCGGACTTGTGACTGCTGTGTCAAAATGGAGGTGCGCATGACAGCACTTAGCACGTTAGACAAGCTCAAGCTTGCGAGTAAAGCGTGCAATTCTTCTAGCAACTTCGAGCAGTTCATTGTCAATTTAGACTTGATTGACATTACATTAGATGAAGTTGAGAAGCTGTATGAAGAAAATTTCAAAGACTTGATAAGGCATATGTCATCATTTTGGCTGGAAGACAGAAAGTTTAAGCTGCATAGAGTGTTTGATGACTGTTCATTTTTCCAAGAACAAGGCATAAAGCATTTTGCATTGCCATACAGATTCTATCATGATAAAGATAAAAATTGTGGAAATGTCATCAAATTATGTGCTGTAACAATGTCCGGAGAAGAAGAAATAGATTCGAGCTATGAACTAATGGATGATATCCAAGCAATGTATAGAATTGATATATTTCATGAGACAGTGATAACAATGATGGTTGACATAGCTAAGAAAGCTGGACTGGAGCGCAATTATGGCCGCTAAGTCTAACATGCTGTTTGACGTGCTGGGGAACATCTTGCATTATAAGTCTAAAGACATGTACGAGAAGCACATCAAGTCTGAGAGCTTCAAAGATGCGGCAGCTTTCATGGTCAGAAGATATCTCACAATGAGCCCGAATGCTGCAGTTAGAGAAGTAGTTCTTGACAACTACTTGACTCTTGAGAGAATGCCTGCAGAAGTCCAGTATCTCTGGTTGCTCAAGAAAGTTCCTCAGCAGAGAAGCACATTCATAAGGTATATACGATGACACCATACAACTATGACATTGAAGAAGTCAAGTTTTTAGTCTTAAATCCGTATGGAACACCTTCATTTGAAGACTGTCAAGTGTTGTCATTTGATGACATCTACCGAGAAGTCGTCAAGAAGATGCGGCAAGATGGCATAATTCCATTTGAAGGAGAAGACTGATGACAACTGAAGAGAAACTCGCGAAAGCAGTTGACTTCATCAAGTCAATTGAGAGACTTGACAAAAGCCAATATGACAAGCTTGACATGCATGACTTAGAGAAAGAAGCATATGCATACTGTGATGAGTGTGATGAGATGGTCGATGTCAAGCTGCAATGGCCAAGACAAGTGTCATTGAACACAGAGTACATTGACTGGAAAGTCATTGATGACTTGTCAGACAAAGCTTGGCATGTGCTAGCAGACATAACTGAATGATACATGTGGAGAGAAAAATGGTCAAGAAGTACACAGTAAAGCCTGTCCAAGTAGAGGCAGTGCAATATGATGGCTTTAACTTTGATGAAGTGCAAGACTTCTGCAAAGATGCATTCATTGAAGATGGCATTTTGAAAATAGACTTAGACTATAGACATAATGCATTGTTGCATTTGAATAATCCGGTTGGCTCTTATGTTGTGAAGCATGACGACGGTACATTTGATGTCATCCCAAAACATGAATTTGAGAATTTATACATGGAGTCAGACGATAGACATTATGCAGCTATAGGATCATTCTACTGAGTCTTTCAATGAAGAAGAGCTCGCTGAAGCCAAGAAGTACTTAATCAAGCGGTTGACTGAGTTCTATGAAGACTCGTCTATTGGATTCAAGCTTAGAGCAAACGCGATAGACAAGTTCAAGAAAGAGCACAGTCTTGAAAAAGCTAGTTTTGAAGAAGTCAAGGTGCAAATGGACCTTGAAAGTGAAGACATTTTATCATATGCTTTAGATATGAATTTACATTTTTCTAATAATTTATATAATAATGAATGAAGGCATTGAAGCTCCTCTGCTTCCACCAAGCTAGATGTTTTTATATGCATTCTACTAAAAGCCTGGCTTCATGTTCCAGTCTAATGGTGTGCTGTTCCATGATCCAGAGTCTTCATCGCCAAAATATGGATCTGTCTATGAGTACTAGAACATGTCATTCTAGTCTTCTTTCTTATATGCTTCAAGAAGCTCTTTACTGCGTTTCATTGCTTCCATCTTGTGCTCGATGAACTCTTTGTAGAGCGGGTCTTTGCTTATCAAGTCAATAGAAGCCTATGTGTACTCTGACAGCGGCATGAGAACATGCGCATAAGTCTAGTCTATCTATGTAGTGAATGTGTCTGCTACTATGAAGTAGTCATTCACTCTGTCATTGTGCAGTACATACAGTCCCCAGATGAATGCCATCACGTGGTCATCATGTGAGTTCGGACCAGGCATCGCGTGGTAGACGTTGCGCGCGTTCTTTCCATCTCTCTTCACGAACAACGCGAGCTCTTCTACAAGGTCTTTGTCATAGATAGTGAACCCGAAGCACGAAGTAGTCATCATTTCTCTTGCCCAAATGCATGCACGCTCTTTTACTGTCACATGAGAGTAGATGCCAGGCTCTTTCTTCTTGTTGTCAACTACTATGTTCTAGTATCCATATGTCAACCGCAGCGAGTCAAGCATGCCAGCAGACACTCCATTCCGCTCAGCTGCAAGCCAAGGGCTGTTGTACAAAGCTAGCATCTTGCTGGCGACATAAGCGAACTGCACAAGAGAAGTCGTATTAGAAGAGAACTTCGCGCACATTCTTATGTCTGACAAGTCTGTCACGTCCCAGATGTAAAGCACTGAGCTGTCTCCTCCTATCCCCTCTGAGATGTCAGCTGACGCAAGATAAGTTCTCTTTGGGTCAAACTCGTGCCACATGTCAAACTCAAACAGTGCGTCTTCATTAGGTGACACTATCTTCTGTTTCTTTGGCTGTATGCCTTTCGCTTTGAACTCTGAGATCTTCATTCTGTACTAGTCAAGCACGTCATCTGGAATGAGCTTCTTAGATGATGAAGTCAAGAAGTCGCATTCATACTCCTACTTCCAGCGCTCAAGTCCAATTGACGCTATCTGCTGGCGCTTCCAAGCTTCATCGCGTATCCCGCCAGTGTCCCACCAGTGGATCCTAAATGGCTGCCATCCTTCTTTCACTCCATTGCGCTGGTTCTGCAGAGCTTCTTGCCATAGATCATAGTACAATCCGGACGCGCCATTAGGAGTCGAGACCACAATTGCTTTTGACTTCTTTGAAGATGAGATGATAGGCATGACTGACGCGAAGAAGTCATCGATGATGTTCTTAGGAATGAACCCCATTTCATCTATGATGATGCAATTTCCGCTGCTGCCTCTTGCGCCAGATGATGATGTCGAGAATGCTCTTATTGATGACATGTTTGAAAAAGTTATCTCAGACTTGTTGTATACAAGCACGCCCGGCTTTATCCAGAAAGGAAGCTGTTCATATGCACGGCGGATGCGGTCCATTATCTCTATAGAAGTCTGCAGCTTGTTAGCGCATATTAGTATCTTCTTCTCACAGAAAAGAGTCGCATACCAGAGAACAAACACTGTGTAAGACGTAGTTTTACCAGTCTATCGCGAGGACAGTATAATCGACCGGTCATTGTCAATTATGTGCCTGAGCAGTTCTTTCTGCTTCTAATACAGTTTTATCTTTTGAAGCCCTTTGTCGAGCGTGACAATGTAGAAGAAGTTCTCAGCCCACCATGTTATGTCACGCTTAGAGTGCGCGATTGACTTTATCCTAAACTAGAACTCTTCATCAGATATCTACTCGATGAAGTTTGGCTTCTTTATTCCTACTCCTGTCGTAGGCAATTGGTCATTGAATCCCATAAATATTTTTTAATCAATCAATTCGTAGTAAACTTATTTTTTGTCTTTTTCCAAATGAATTATTTTTATTCTATTTTTCTTTTAAAAGCTTTAATTCTTCTGGACTTAAAGCCTAAAGCATCAATTTAATAGCTTCTTTATCAAGAATTTTATCGTTTTTATCCATAACGCTAATGACTTTCAAATTATTTGCAACTGCTAGATTTTGCTTATTTATGAATGTCTATGTACGATGTGAATATTTATTAGGATCTTGCTGCGTTACTGCACAATATCTATCAACATTTTCACCGTCACCAAATTGTCTATCATATTCATGAATCATTTCGTGGCATATTGACGCTGCATTCATGATAAATGATCTAAATTTAAGTTTATCAAGATTCATCATAATGATTTTATGTGAATATTCTAAAGGTGTTGTAGGAGTTAATTCATCTAAATCATTTTCAATTGTAACATAGTGCGTGCCAAGAAATTTATTCTTTGGAAATATGATATTTTGCTTTAATTTATTACAATATGTCATTTCATAGAATTGATATAATTTGCAAAATTGTCCATATGTAACAGCTTTTATCTCTGGAAAATCAACAATCATTGAGTCAAATAAAAAATCATTAATGATCCTTGCTATCTGCAGTGCTGATTCATCTGTTAATATAAATGGCTTTTTATTAAACACGACTTTAGGAGAAAACTTCTATGCAAATGCATTGAGCAGCTCACTGCTGCTTTCATTCATCATCTTCAAGACATTTTGCCAGTGCTTGATTGACTCAATGATCTATTGTTTTGTATATTGCTTTTTTTCCATAAAACTATTTACTTCTTGCTGTGCATGTATATTTTACATAGGAGATATTGCATATGTTGAATAAGAAGTTTTTCACTCGACTGTTGAATGACGACTACCGCAAGTCAATTCTTTTGAAGAACGACAAGATAGTGAATAGTCTAGACTTAAAGCTCAAGCAATATGCTACATACATAGTTGACAAGCACTTCAACGAAAGAGACAAGAACTATAAAGACATCAAACAAGCTGGTTATGGATTTTGTCCATTTGATGTATTTATGTGGGTCTCAAGAGATGGAACTGTGAAGAAACTGCTCTTCGAGTTCAACTCAGTGAACCATTTCTTAATCAAGAATGACCGTGCTAAAGCGGTTGAAGTAGTGACCTGTATGCTGTCAGAACTTGTCCGAGAGAATAAGAAAGACATT